CATAGAGCTGCTGGTTTATGGTTGCGCCGCTTGCAGTTGAGCCGGAAGATACAACAGAGCCCAGCGTAGACTGTGCCATTTCGGAACCCCAATAACCGCCGCTTGTCGTGTTGCTGGAGTTCATTCGCTTTCGTCCAAAATGATTTTTTTCTGTAGGATCTGCGCCTTTTCCCGGAATAAGAACCAGATGATGCTTTCCGCTTGCAGGGTTTAAGCAGTCGTTGTCGCCTTCTGCGAAGGTTGAACCGTTGCCCATGAGAGTGTCAATGCCGGCAATGGTGACCCACGCTGTTCCGGTTTCTGCATACTGGCTGTCCTGGTTTGGTGCAGAAATTGCGCGCGACATCTGGAAGTAGTCTCCAACATAAATATCTTCGAGAACTGAATAGCCGTCGGTACCGTTCAGGCGCTTCCATAAGGTGCCGTCGCTGTAATATTCTGTGATGTTCTTACCAAGCACACCGTTTATAAACCGCGGTACATTGTGGTCCTGCTCCATAAAGGCATTTTCTTCGAGCAAAAGCCATTTCTGGTGGCGCACGCTCGAAACTGTAATGTCGATGTATTTAAGATGCACCCAGCTGTTAGGTCTGCACGCTCCGACAAGATTGCCCGAAAGGGATGCAATAGGGAAGGTGCCAGTGCCTGCAAAGTTTAAGGTTGGAGCTGTGTTTGTGTTTCCGTTTACGAAGAAAACTAAAACCTCGCGCCCCGTAAGCAAAGTAAAGTCAGGACAGCTCTCTGCAGAAAGCGTTGCCTCCTTGCCCTCTGTTGCGGCAGCTGTCGTACAGATGGCAATAGGAACCGACTGCAGCACTGCTTTTGAAACGCCCTTGTCTGCATCATCTGCAGTGCCGGGTTTGTGCCTTGTCTGGAACATATCATTGTCGCTCAAACTAAGCAGCGACAACCGCTCCGACGATGTAGCACCTTTGAATCTTGTGTTTGACATAATATTCTCCTTATATACTTAAAATATTAAAACATATTCTTTGTGAGCCTGTATAAACAAAACTTGGAATCCCGGTAATTTTATAACCACTTCTTATGGTTCTGCTTAAGAAACTTGAAGTTTGTTCTGTGTCATAAGTGAAAGTACAACCTGAAGCCTGATACATGCTAATCATTTCCATCTCAGCCCTGTTTACCATAGAACCAGACTCTACATAATTGGCAAAATGACTTGAAATCATTACGACTGCTATTGTTTTATAAGAACCGAGGTTGTAATTACCAAAATTGCCAACAGATTCCAGAGAAATGATAACCAATCCATTTACAAAAGGAAGCCAGCTCCTATAAGACCCATCAACTTTTTCTAAATTTCCAAGTCCTCCTGCAAACCTTCCTTCATAAGCTTCTATGATTCCATCAGAAGAAATCTTAAACCCTTCGGCACCGCCTTCTACAAAATTCTCACTCTTAATCACTCCAGGATTAGATACCGTAATCTCATTCGCAAAAAGCTTGTTAAAGAAACCTTCATCCGCGCTAAGCTTTTCAATGAATGCCTGACTTGCAACAAGCCGGTCCGCAAATACCTGATTTGCAGTAAGGTGATCCAGATAAGCATACGCCCTTGAGTTGTTCTTCTGCAGGTCTGCCTGGGCAATGTTGAGAATATCACCCATAGCAATATTATTATGTCCGATGTCTGTATCTTCTTCCCATTGCCATTCTTTGGCAGTGCCTATAAACTTATAGAGCCTACCCGGTAAGAATTCACCTGTAATAGACAAGCTGGATTCTGTCTGCTCGCCGCTCCATACAAAATAATCATTGATGGAAAGTAAGGCCGGAATATCCTCTACTGCAGAAATAGGACCTAAGAAAGCGCCCTCTGCAAAAGTGTAGTAAGTAAACCATAAGTCATAAGAATACGGTGTAGAAGAAATCTGCTGGTCGATGTAGTTGTTGCTGTTCTGGTCCTGATATTCGTTGCCTTCTTCATCCTCGTACTGTTCGTAAGCAACAACAGGGCTGTAATAAACCGGAATCTTAAAGCGACCAGGTTTTACGATATTTCCCTGTCTTATAAAGAAAATAATCTTATGCCCGATAACTTCATATTCCCAGCCGGCAGGAAGATTTATCTCACCGATAGAAAAATCGCGATCTTCAAGCCCCTGTTTTACTGTGATTGTTGTTTCGATTCTCTGCGGTAAAACTGCGCGTCCGTTTTCGTCTGTATTGACTACGGCATTAAGAACATCTGCAGAAACATCTACAGGAGCAACAGCACCGTAAAGTTCTACAAGTTCATTCTGCAGTGTGTTTATCTGTTCGCGCAGGCGGTTCAGATCGTTTAGGGTTGCGTTGCGGTTGTTTGCCTGTGGTTTGGTGAGGTTTGTCTTATAGGTTGGAATTGTGCCGTACTGGTAAATTGCTTCGTTGTAATCTTTAAGGGTTAAAGTCATTCCGCCGTTCTGGTTTGGCTCTATTCCGTAGATTTTCATTGTGTTTGTAATCTTGGTAAAGTGTCCGCCGTTGTCGAGAAGTCCAAAAGACAGATGGTTGCCGATTTCCGGTTTTGCATGATAAGAAGAGACAGTAAGAGGCGTTGTAAAAATAAGCGAGCGGGTCTGTGTTTCATCTTCTCCCAGATCTCCCTCAACTTCTGCACTGAAAAGCGCAAAGCCGTAATCGTTGGTGCCCTGAATGATTACGCCGTAGCGCTCGTTTTCATCAAACTCTACAACATCCTGAATTGTGATTTTTGTTATCTGATTCTGGTCGTTATAAGTGATACTTGAAATGATGCTTGAGCGCAAGCCCTGTAAAAGCTGTGGAACCTGCAGCAATACGGTAGAGTAAAGCGGATAGTAGTCTCCCTCGCTTCCTACGTCTACTTTAATTTCGCGCGGCTGGAGCTGGGACTGGCGGAGCTTTCTCTGTGCAATTTTATAGGCATGATTATATTCTGTAATATAGTCCAGTGCGGCTTCGGTCACCGTGTCGGTCTGATAATCATAAGAACCGCCGTCGAGCATAGAATAGAATGTGTCTATCTGCCAGCTGTAGCGGTTTGTAAAGGTGATTTTCATTCCGTCTGGTTTGCGCTGCATACTTTTTGAATAAGTCATGCTTGCAATGTTTTCGGCGTTCAGAAGGGCAACAGGCGTTGTTTCTTCTTTGTCTATGCACACTTCGAGCAAACCTTCCTGATTTAAGATAAGGGTTGAATTACAGATAGACAAAAGCTTTTCGATAAGGTTCTTCTTGCTTATAGACTCTGTGAGGATGCCGTCGCAGTTAAAGCCTTCTGTGTCGCAGTAATCGTACAATGCCCCGAAAGATGCCAGATCTATTTCGTCCATGTCAAACTTGCTCGGTGCGTGTACATCGCTTGTAAGGATTTCCAAAATCCAAGATGCAATATTTCTTGTAGGTGTTTTTGATTCGCTCCAGTCGGTGCCGTCCCAGGTGCGCGCATATCCCTGCGACATACAGTGCAACTCGTCGAGCATGCCTTCTGTGTTATCGTTTGCAACAATTCTGTAGCCTACGCGTGTACACTTGTTAAAAAGCTCTTCTTCTACAAGGCTGCAGGCAACAAGAGAATTTGCGCTGGACTTTGCGGCATCATAACAGAAAGTCTGATACCACAAAAGCATACAGTCCTCCTGACTGTTCTTTTCCATTTTTGGAGTTGCCTTTTCAAGCTTAATAGAAATAGTTTTGCCGTAGCTTTCTGCAGCTGTAAAAGTCTTTTCGGCAACAAAGCGGATTGTGTGGTTTACATTTCGCGTAATTACATTGTTTTCTGTAAAGTAGAAAAGATGCCAGGTATTGCCGCCGTCATTACTCCAGTAAGGATTAACGGTGACGGAGCGTGCCTCCCATGCTTCTGCTTCTGTGTTATACTGACGCAATGAGTTGAACTGAATACACACCTGTATCTTCATTGCGTTGTCGGCTGCCTGTACGATAACAGGTTCTGCATCCTGCCCGAATTCATGCTTTATTTCGCTTCCGGCATAAGTAGAGCTTACCTTCTGGTTAAAGCCCGATAAGGTCATGCTCACACCCGGCTGTCTGACTTCTACTTTGTTTGCCTGTCTTGAATCGTAATAAAGAGAATCTGAATCGAAATTCTGCTCACCATTTATGCCGTTTGCATTACTTGCAATACGCTCGTTTCCGATAAGCATTTCGGTAATTTTCTGTGAACCGTAGCCGGCAGAAAAGGCAGCGTTATAAAAACTAAATATTCCGTCCTCTCCGCTTTCTGATCCGTTTTGAATAGAGAAAAATCCGTCTGTAAGGTTGTAAGGTGTGTTGTAAACCGAGCCCATGACAAACTGCACAGGATTTCCAAGCGCCTTTTTATTTTTGGCACCGCGTACAAAAGGAAGCTGCTGGACCTGCTGTGCAAGGTTCTGCGCGTCCCTCTGGGCCTTTTCCATTTCTTCCTGCGCTTCTTTAGACTTCTGGTCTGCGTAAGCGGCAACACTCACTCCTACACCAATAGCGACGACAGCTGTCGTAATTGCAATAATTGCAACTGCTGTCGCAGCTTTTGGAACTTTGCGCACATAAAGAACATCATCGGGCTGGACGATATAAGAACCGTCTACGCGGTTTCCGGCCTTGAGACACAATGAATGAGAAAAATTGATGTCTGGAAAAATATCCTTAAGCCTTCCGTTGGCTGTGATTTCTTCGTGCTTTGCGTTTAATGTGTTGTAGACGTTAATTGTTCCCATTTTGGACCTCGTATAAGTTTTGAATAATCTTTGGATTGATTAAAGAAATTCGCACGCCCTGATTTGTTGTTGCATGGATCATCCGTTTGTTATCAAGGGCAAAAGCAATATGCAGCTCGCTGTTGCTGTGCATTTCGATAATCGTTCCTGTTTTAATAATGTCAGTTTTTTTGATATTGAGGGTCGGCGCTTTTTCGCCGGCAAGTTTAATGTCGTGGTTTTCGTAGATTACATCATCAAGATGGTTTCCCAGCCGCTTTTCACATTCAATTACAAGTCCGTAGCAGTCAAACCCGTTCCGGTCCCTTCCGTTTTCTTTATAAGGAACTCCTATAAGGTCTGAAACATCTATCATGCGCCGCCTCGATTTGAATCCGTATCGTATTTGTAAACATTAAAAACCATGTTTAAGCGCCCGTCGTTTTCAAGATTGAATTCCAGCTGGTTGTTGTCTCCAAGAGAAACAGATCCGTAAAAATGGCGGTAAGACTTGAGCTCTTCAACACTTCCCCCGTTCAATATACCTATGACTTCCATTGAGTAGCGGCAGTCTGCATTTTCTACCCATTCAAAAACATCGGGATTATCGACAATAGAAATTGAGAGGTTTCCGGCTTCTCCCTGATTGTTTGGTTTTGTGTAGTCAAAGCTGGATGCCTTATAGGTCTGCTCTTCAAAAACAACATCTTCATTATTGTTTACAAAGCGCAGTGTTCCGGCGGTCGGATGCGAAAGCTTTATAAGATACTGTTTGGCGTAGTTTCCACCTTCAAATAAAAGGCGGTAGATTTGTGATGCTGTCATTTACACTTCCTCGATGTTCATTGAAAGTACACGTGTCGTCTGATCCGTATCTTCCGGCGACGGAATGTCTGAAAATCTGTAAACACCGTTTCCAAGACCTGAACATGTAAAATAGCCGGCTGTCTGCCCAAGTACATCATTGAACCAGGTCCAGAAGAGTGCAAGTTCTGAATGAGTAAAGAAAAGTCTGCACTTCCATTTCATAAGCTTTTTTGTATTTACCTGCCAGGCAACACGGCGGCCCGACATATAAGAGATTTCTTCTGTATTTGCAATGGGCTGATTATTTGCCCCGAAAAACTTTGAATTAACGCCAGTCGGCCATGATTGTACAGTCATTGTTTCCTCCTAAAAATAACTTATACCGCTGTTTTTATTATTTCCTACTGCCATTGACTGCGAGTAGTCTCCGTTTTCCATCTGTGCGCGTACAATGTCGCGGATGATAATCTGCAGTCCTTTTGGAGACATCTGCGCACTTGCGCTCACTTTGTCGGATGCAGTGTTTTCTATGGTCACCGGCATGTTTACTGTTGCCCCTCCGCGTCCGCCTCCGTTGGCAGCTTCCCAGAGATTGCGCTGTTGCTGTGCTGTCAGGACCATTTCGCCGGAATTGACATTTGCCTGTACTCGGTCTCCTGAATAAGATCTGCCCGGTACAATTCCGCCCTGACTAAAGCTTGGGGGCTTTGGACGCGATGCGGTTATAGATGCTATTTGTACTGCGCCAGCGGCTGCAACAAGTGCGCCTGTGATTATTCCGGCAATTCCACCCTGCGCAATAGCCTTAGAGATACCTTCTGCAATGTTTGCAGTTGCCTGCAGAATGCTTACATTCCATTCCCACATTTTTACTTTGTATTCTTCCTGGGCGGCTTTGCGTTCAATCTGCTTTTTCTTTTCGCAGTAATCCTCGTAAGAAATAAGCCCGTCGGTATACTGTTTTGAAAGCTCTGTAAGCTCTTCGTTGCGCTCCTGTTCGTTATTCTGGCGGGCAAGAGCGGTGATGTCTTTTGAGATACTTGCGAACTGTTCAATATAGTCTGTGATAACAGAAATTGTCTCTGCGACGCTCTTCTTTTTGTTGGCTGCAATTTCTGCATCAATCTTTTTAATGGCATCTGCAACTTTCTGCTGCTGTGCAATTTCTTCATCTGTAAGCTTTTCTTTTGTGTTCAGGTAATCAAGATAAGATTGCAGAAGTGTGCGCTGCAATTCGAGGGTTTCCTGTTCCTGTGTCTGCCATGCTTCTACAATTTCTTTTTCATGCGCCCAGATGTCCTCTTCTTCCTGCCCCGCAAGTTCTTCTTCTTTGTGGACCATTTCAGCCCAGTTTTCAATCTGTTTAAGCTGCGCTTCTTCGCCTTCCCACACGCCTGTTTTTGTTAATGCTCTGTTAAAGGCTGCGTCAGAATACATATTGATATAAGCCTGTGTTGCAGCGTTGAGCATGATCTGGGCTTCTGTCTCTTCGTTTATTTCTTCTCCAAGCTTTCGGCGATTTTCAATTTCTGCCTGCGTCTTTCTAAGTGTTTCATCATACTGGGCGCGAAGCTTCTCTCTTTTCTCCAGCAACGTATTTGTGGCGGCAGCTTCTTCTTCTGCAGCCTTCTGTTGTTCGGCAGCATCCTCATCCATTTCTTTATATATCTTTGCAAGATATGCACGAGATTCTGCTTCCATTTTTGCTTTTTCAAGAAGTCTGTCCTGTTCCTTACTTCTTTTCTTTAAGTTAGCAAGATAACTTGTAAGGCTTTTGAGTTGTGCTTCTGAAAGGTCGTGTATATTATCTTCAAGATATAAAGTCTGCTGTCTCTGATCCTTAATCTGCTTCATGCCATCGACAAGCTTTTCTGCAATTCCCTGTCCGATAATTGTGCGGTCAAGGTAATCATTAAACTTGTTGATGATTTCCGTGCCTTTTTCGTAAAAGCCGGTCCAGAAGCGGTTCCATAAATCAGAAGAGGGAAGGGTAAACTCGCCGATGGCTTCCTTAAAATCTCCCTTCATGTTTTTAAGCTGTGCGGCAGTGTCTACCGTAGCGGCGGCCATACCCTTAAACTTATCTG